GGGAAGGCCGTCGGTTGATCGAAACCCTATGGGAAGGGTTGCATATTAGTAGTTTGTAATTTTTACGTATTACCAACTGCTCTTGTGTGGTGTGTTGACACCTGTAAATAAACAAAAGCGTATACTATATATATAAAGAGAGTTATATATTTTGTTCTTAGATAGTGCTTGAAAGAGAGATAAATGACTAAATTATTTTAGGTTTATCTTGGTTATCTTGGCTATAAGAATATTTTGAGCATAATGAAATTAATGTACATACATGTAAAAATAAATCTTATAAAGCGCCATTAGGGCGATATTTAAATTAATATAATAAATCGAACTTTCTATCTATAAACTAATTATCTTTATTACTTGTGAGAACCTTATAAAGTGATTGGCATTGACCGCTGGTAATAACCAAAAGCCACATGATTGAATTAAGATGTATTCTGCAGTTTTACCCAACTGTTAGGACTAAAGTCCTATTGTCAACAAGGAGTTGCTTGACAATGGATATATCTGATTCTCCGACTTATCTCTTCATTTTTAGGTGAGTTAATGTTATAATCTCTCAAAGCTTTATGAGAAATTCTTATTATTTTTAGTAATTGATACTGGACGCCCGAGAGGCCTTGAGTCACTGCTTATGCATACCGGAAGGAGAAGGCTAATAATAATAAAAATTTTTGTTTAAATTAGTATTAAAGGAGAAGTAATTATTTATAGAAAAATCGTTCATTTATTATACCATATTTATATATTAGGAGAAGCATTCGCAAATTAAATTTTAAATAACATAATGAAAAAGTCAATTAAGGAAAATAAAATTAGGCCATTTGCGGCAGAGGAGACTAAGAAGTCTCAACTTCTGGCACTGAGTAGCACCTTGAGAAAGTGCGCTCACTCCCAGATTATAGCTTCGGGTAATGAACAATATGTATATAATGCTCAATCTCTTGAGGAGATTGGAGCGAAGTTGTTGGAATTTTCAGGAAAACCTAGTGCTTGGCATATGAGCACTAATGGTATACTGAATAGAATTCGAGAACTTTTTGACTCTAAAATTTTTAAGAGTCATTCTGAAGGACAAATGAGAGATGCTATCTCTTATACATGCGAAGTATTTAGGTTAGTACACGCATTGTCCCATATGAATACCAAGAACATGATTGCACACATTATGATGCTTTTTGGTGAAAAGCAGAGAATGTATGCACAAGGTGGAGTAGCCACCGAGTTCTGGAAAGTTTTGCAGTTAGAGAATAAATCTGAAATTATAGAAGATTTATTATCTGATGAAAAGACTACGATATCCAGTGAGATAGTGGGAAGATTGTTAAAGTTTATTGACTTTGTATCAATCCTACCTGAACTATCATGGATGTCATGGAATAACATACCAGAAGCGGTAGAACATCGATGGAAATCTTTAGATTTGGAATTTCCTAGTAACCCTTATCACTTTCTTATAATAGTTTTAAGGAATATGATGTCTTACTGTAAGGATGGTTGGCAGTTATTCGTGGAGAGGGATGTAAACCTACCCTCGTTATCCTACGGTTGTAAATTAAAACAGCACTTAAAAGAAGTAAATGCTGTATATAAAAATTACAATAAACAGGATCCCACAACCGTCATTCGCATTCACGATGAATGGTATCAATTTAGAGATACTTACAAAGTTTGTGCAAAGAATGATCCTGTACTAGTTAGAACCGATAGAAAGGTTGATACTATGTACGGTTACGCAAGAGGCGTACTTACAGGATCCGGTGCTAGGCAGATGCCCTTGGGTGTCTTTCTTAACGGACCTGCAGGAGTTGGAAAGAGTTTCTTGTCAGATTTGATCATTAGAAGCCTGCATGATATCATGATGCCAGGAGTCCCTTTTGCTCAATCAATGGTTTGTACACGAAATTCTGAGAAGTTTATGACGAATTTGACTCATACCACAAGATATATAAAACTTGATGATTTTAATTCTATGCACAGTACTTCTGCAAACCCAGATCCAACTATTCTGGATATTCTTCAAATACAGAATACCACTAAAGTTGCTAGTGTTCAAGCAATAGCTGAGCAAAAAGGTCAGATTATTTTTAATAATCTTGCCACTGTAGCAACTGGAAATAGTGGATTGAGAGGGGTTGATAAGGTGTATAAGTGTGTTAGTGCAATAGGTAGACGCTTTCACATAGTTGCAGAAGTACGGTTAAGACGAGAAGAATCTCACGACCCTATTTTCAGTAATTTCCCCGAATTGGGGAATGAGAGAGTTGATATCTTCATTGGTAAGTTCGATGATAGTGCAGGTAAAGTTGGAGCAGTAGTATATGATGAGACAAAGGCTTATTCCATTCGCGAGTTTCTTGCTTATGTTAGAACCAAGTATAAGGAATATCAGGCCACTAGTGAAACACATATGAAACTAGTAAACGCTCTTGAGACATTGCAATTTGATTTTGAGAATATGGAAGTTAAAGATTTTGTTGCACAAGAGGCCATTATTAATGAATCTCTACCTGGAAGACCGGAAAGAAATGTAGATGCTTTCGGGTACTCCGCGGGAGATACGTGGGTTCTCAATCTGAGCGAGGAAGCACAAAGAAATTTACATAATAGTCTAATTTTAGCAGATCGTGATCAACGTGTACAGATGATTAGGAGTTTGGGTCTATTGAGATTGGCGAGTACTTATGAACAAGCGTATTTAGCAAACTTTACGGCTCAAGGGGCAGATATTTTATCAATCCCTTTTCTCACTATGATTTTTGCAATACTCTTTTCATTTCTCACTTTTGCTATCCCTAAAAAGATCAAGAAAAATATGATTATAAAATTGTTGATAAGGTATCCTAATTTAGCTGTCTGGATTATTAAATATAAATTATATACCAGTTTAGATTTCACAATCATCGAAATTATACAGCATGAGTGTGCTGGTAGATATGAAAGATATCGACCTGCTAGATTAAAAACTCTACTTATGTGGGGTAGTGGAATTATAGCTTCTTTGCTCATTATAAGTAAATTAACTCGCCAGAGTAATTTTACACAAGGTAATGAAACGTCTTTACCTCAAAAAGCGTGGGATAAAACAAAGAACGCACGAGAAATTGTTAGTGGAAAGATTTGTAATAATCCGCAGACTAGCACTAATGCTCGCTTGCGACGCAATTTACTCAAATTCACTATAACCTCCTTTGGAGAGAAAGGTGATCGTTTGCGTGCAATCAGGGGTATTTGCTTTCTCGTAAGAGGAAGAACAGCCATATTCCCTAAGCATTATGTTGTGGAAGGCACTAATTTCTTGCTTGATTGGAGTAGAGTGGATGATAAGGGTTCGCTAAAGGAGAAAGGAACCTTAAGATTCGACCGTTCATATATGAAGGAACACCCTTCGTGTGATTTAGCCTCAGTTAGGTTAAACTGTCAACCAGGGAAGGATATGGAACCCAACTTACCAGTAAAGGACGCAAGGGATGTGATGGCAGCGATCGAAGGTAAAATTGCAGTTTTGTGGACAATCGAAGAAGAAAAAGTGGTTAAAAGATTAGCAAAACCGGGTTTAGGTTTACAGTCATGTAATATTGTGTATACTGATAGCTCTATGAAATTTCGTTTCAAAAATGAAGTTATGGGATCTCACACTTTTTACAGTTATAGTGGAATGTGTGGAAGTCTCTTAGTTGTTGATCAAACCATTATAGGCATGCATGTTGCAGGCGCAGAAGGTTTAGCCAAAGGTTTATTTGTTACGATTGGTAAGGATATAATAGATTATCTAGTAGTAGATGATTTTGTAACTCATGGTAGTGAGTACTATGAATTACCATTTCCAGATCAATGGGAAATTGAAGAGTTACATCCTCGTAGTAGATTTAATTTCTTAGTAGGGGGTGCAGCTAGAGTTCATGGAACTATGAAGCATCACCTTTCAACCCAAAAGTCCAAGCTAGTCAGACTTCCTACAGCAAATACAGTCGAACAGAAAACTGGTTACAGATTTGGAAAACCAATCTTTGCTCGTCAGAGTGGGAATTGGGAAACAGATCCTTTTAGGGTTAATCTTTTGCACGTAGTTGCCCCTAAACCTCAAATTCCTAAGCATATATTCTTAGAGGGAGCTAAGATGTATTACGAGAGAATTAAACCTCTTGCTAGGAGTGCTACCCCTTTGACGCTCCATCAGAGTGTAAATGGGATTGATGGGTCTAAATCGATACATAGAATACAAATGAGTACAAGTACAGGTTACCCCTACTTTACTCAGAAGAAGAAAATGTTACAGAGAGTAGTTAAGGATGGAAAATTAACAGATGACTGGGAACTTCCCCCAAAAATTTTAACACAGGTTAAAGTGATTATTGAAAATTATGAACAGGGAAGAACAGTTAGTCCGCTTTTTAAAGGATCTTTAAAGGATGAAGCTACTAAGGTTAAAAAGATAGAACAAGGAAAATTGAGACTTTTCTGCTGTGCACCATTACCATGGTGTATAGTTATTAGGAAGTATTTCCTCCCTTTAATAGAGATATTGAGAGATACTGAAGAGGCAGAAATGGCAGTGGGTGTTAATCACAGATCCCATCGCTGGGATGAATATGCCCAAAGTTTTCTTAAATTCGGTAATGGGAGAATAATAGCAGGAGATTATAGTAAGTACGATAAAAATATGGACACTTTGGATATAGAATATGGATTGAAGGTCCTCCTAGATTTTGCTAAAGAATGTGGTTATGATGAGCAATCATTAAAGATCATGAGGACCGCTATTGTAGACTTATCACTTCCTAGTCTAATGGTGAATAATGATATTTGCACTGTACAAGGTACTAATCCATCAGGACAACCGATTACAGTAGAAGTGAATTGTATTCTAAATTCTATTTATATGAGATGCGTGTGGTTAGTATTGTGTAAGACCAATAACGAGCGCAAATCGTTTGATGACAATGTTAACTTACGCACATATGGAGATGATAACATTATGGCATCGAATTGGGATAAATTTAATAATTTTACAGTTCAGTCAACCTTGGGAGAATGGGGTATTAAATATACGTCACCATCTAAGGAAGAATTTGAAGCCTCATATTATTATATTGAAGAAGTTGAATTTTTGAAGCGTGGTTTTAGGCAGGAGTGGATTAATGATGAATGGAAGTGGGTAGCACCACTACATAAAGAATCTATTTATAAGTGCTTAATGTGGTCTATGGGAGACCTGTGCTTAGAGGCACATATTAAGGATATGATTATTTTAGCTTTGGAAGAGTTATGTATTCATGATCCGTCTGAATGGGATGTCCATGCATCCTTCTTGATGTCACTATTTGAGCAATTTGCTCCAAATTTTGACTTCTTGGAATTTAAAATCTCGAGAGAGAATTTATTGAATCGTCTGTATGGAGAGGCGACCTCTAACCTCCCCGAAGCTCGACAGGCTGAGGTGGTTGTATATAATTGTTTTTAAAAGATTAATAGAGGAGTGGTACCAACGATTACCACACAGTTGGCAGAGAACTGATATACTCTGCAGCTCTGGAAAGCTAAATTTCCCTTCTTTACACAAAGGGTGTAAAGATGATACAAAACCGACTTTTTATTTCTGTCAAGGTGATGAAATTGATCCAACGGAAACTGCGCCTACGCATGAGATCCAGACGTTAGTTACATTTACTGATGGAGCACCTGTGGTTGGTCCGTCTTTGGAAGAGGAAAGGAACACCGCAAGGCTCAAGGGGCATGAGGGTGCAACATTGACGAATTTTCTCTCTAGACCTGTCATAGTGAATCAAACAACCTGGGCGCATGGCGCTGGAGTGTCTCTAGATTTGGATGTTTTTAATCTGCTTTTCACTAATCCTGCGATAAGTAAAAAGATTGCAAATTTTGGATTATTTCGTGCAGATTTAGTGATTAGAATGCAAGTTAATGCTACAAATTTTCATTATGGAGCGATACAAGTTTATTGGGAGCCATTACCGACGCAACGTGTTAGAGAATTGAGTGATACAATTTTCACAGTTTCTCAAAGGCCTCTTCAATTTGTATTAAATCCTTCCGATAGTAAAACTCTAGAATTTCATGTACCTTTTGTATATCATAGGGATTATATTGAATTAGAGAATTATCCCGGCACTGAACAAATAGGAGCACTGAAAACTTTAACCTGGAGAAATTTAGGAACGTCTAATGCTGTTGTATCAAATGCAACTATCACTACTCAGGCTTTCTTTGAGAATGTGGAGATGATAATTCCTATTGCTCAGGGGGAAGATGTGGCACAAGAGGAGAATGGAGATCCTAAAGTGCGCGTTGGGGAGGTTTTAACTAAAATAGCGGAGACAGGACTCGATATAATTAGAGGTAAAGAACAAACAGAGGATGGACTTATATCTACTTTTTCGTCAGCGACTGCGTCTGCTTTAGGTATTTTTAGAAATGTACCAATAATAGGTAAATTTGCAATGCAAGGTCAGCATTTTCTGAATAAAGTTACGGATACGGCTCATTTATGGGGTCTTTCACGACCACATCAACTGACGTCAATTACGTATGTTAGACCAAGCGCTGCATCGAGAATGGCCCACACAAAAGGGGTTGATACATCCCCTATATTATCTCTCGATCCCCAATGCGCAGCACCGCTTGCTGGAGGGTGCTTCGCACCTGACTCTGAGGATCAGATGGCACTTTCGACGATCTTTTCAAGGTGGTCAGCATTTACCAGCTTTGATTGGGATGTGGCTGATACTGTTGATACTAAACTTATGGATATTGCTGTATACCCAGGAGTCTTTAACGTCTCGGGAACCAATATTTCACCAAGTTCAGTCGGATTTGCAAGTTTACCCTTCAAGTATTGGAGGGGATCGCTTGAGTACAAATTCGTCATCATTAAGTCTGCATATCATTCAGGAAGATTGCGGTTGCAGTTTTCCCCTACAGGTTTGGGGCTCACCGCTGCAGCGCAAAGTGAAGTGTACACCCAAATTTTGGATATCACGGAAGGATCTGAGACTACGATTAGGGTCAACTGGACTCAAAGTAAGAAATATCAGGACTTGTCTGTTGAACCTGATGCAGAAGTTTTTGATCCCGTGTCAATAATTTATAACTCAACTGCATTTAATGGTGTATTGAATGTAACAGTGCATAATGAATTAGTGGCACCTGATGGCGCTAGTGGAGTGACTATAATAGCTTATGTAAGGGGCGGTCCAGATCTAGACTTCCAAGTGTTGAAACAAGATGATTCTAATTCTCCAAGTGCCATAACATATTTTGCACAAGGGGAAATTGTAGAATTAGTTGGAGAACTTGATGAAGAGATGACAGATATCGCTGCAGCTCTTAATTTTGGAGAGCGAACAGCCAGTGTGAGAGATCTAATTAAGAGATATACTTTGCACAGATTATTTGGCTATACAAATGCCGTTGATCCTGCGTTTGGTATGGTTAATTACTTCTTCGGAGTTCTACCAGCACCACCTGGCATACAAACCTCGGGTGTAGATATAATGTATAACAAATCGGGAGGTGCCGTACCTATGAATTATTGTTATAACCATTTATTGTCGTTCTTTTTACCAGGTTATCTGGGATGGAGAGGAAGTATAAGGTACAAAATAGAATTGCAGCAGGTGAGTCAACTCGGTACTACAAATGAGACTATGTATGCAACAAGAGGAACTTATTTTACTCCCGCAGCTACGATTGATTTGACCTCTCATACATCATATAAAAGTCCAGATGATGATGCTTATTTGGCATCACCTGCGGTAAAATATATACCTTCGGGTTTAGCTGGTATGGAATTAGCTAAGAGTAGTGTAAATGGGACATTGGAGTACTCTGTGCCGTGGTATAATACATTTAATTTTTGTGTAACTAATACCGAGAACTGGACGCAATTTACGAAATTGTTAACTACCCCTGATATGCACCATACAGTAATGGCGGAAAGACTTAGCGGTTCATCATCAACTTATAGACCACAAAATTTAGGTGTCTATGTAGCTGCAGGTGAAGATTTCAATTACGTTTGGTATTTGGGGGCGCCAGTTATGGCAAAGGCTGGATTCCTTCCCCCTTAAGGGGAATTGCTCTTTAAAATCCTTTAGATATAAAGGTTGGTTGACACCCATTAGTGTTAAATCCATAGATATATGGTCTGTTGGTCATCAGTACATGACCTTTATATATAGTAACGCGTTTTTGGTTATTGACAAATTTTT